TTCTGGACATCTATATCCAGAGGTAATAAGAATTGGTTTGTCAATCTTTTCTCTCAATGGCTCTAGTATTTGTGTTGCTATAAATGAGAGTTTTGGAATTATATCCTCAGGTGGTGTGTTGTCAATTCCTAGTCTTTCTGCTGTTTGTGATTTTGTAAATTCTTTTAAACTAAAATGTTTTGTTAATTGCATATCTATCTCCACCACTTGGAATAGACACCCATAGATATTAAACCAAGAGTGAATACAACAAGTGCTTTTATAATTGTTTCTGTTGCTGTTCTTTTTGCTGACCTATAACTTTCAATTAAAGTTCTTAGGTCATGTATATCTTTTCCAGCTTCTTCATCTTCAAGACCTACTTTTGCCAATGCTCTTTTTGCACCCTCTTCTGATGCTACTCTTAGCATAATCATTAGCTTTGGGTCTTCTCTTACTAATACTTCTAATTTATCTTTGTTCATAATGCCTCCGTACAACTAAATGAAAATCCGTAGGTAGATACCTTATTTGAATTCCATTCAAGTTTATTTTGATCCATTCTCCATACTCCCACAGTATTTTGTATCGTACATGGGGTTGAGCCTGTAATTGCTACTTTGAGTGATGGCTCTAATGAAATAGTGGCTGTGCCAGAACCACTTGCGTTTACATTTGCAGTGACAAGATGTAATTTTGCACTTGCCCCATTTCCTAATTGTACATAATCACCTTTAACAAGAGCGTTACTTTGACTATTTGTAAATCCACTTACTGCAATATCATAAGCACCTACACTTGCAGATGAAGTTATAGTCAATGAGGATTGTGTTGCATTACCTCGTTTGGACTTAGCATCTGGATCGCCCATTGTAAATGTTCCTCTTCTGCCATGTAATTGCATAAAGAATGTTTGATAATCAACTGCTTGTGCTCTTGACATAGGAGGTAATGTTATAACTGCTGTCCATAATGCCATAGTATGTTCATAAACTTGTTGAGCTCCAGTAAATGGAGATTCTGACAACCCTACTGCTCTTTTTAATCCCCAATTAGATTTTTGCACTCCTACTGTTGTAGGAAATGCTAATGGATAAGTTGGTGCTGGCATTATTTACTACCTCCAAAGGCACTTGCAAATTCTCCACCTCTTAATCTGGACTCTGCAACTGCGGCAATTGTTTCAGCTTTAAATGATGGTAGTAGATTCATCATCTCAGCTTGTACTGTTTGGGCTACGCCTGTTTCTACATTAATGTGTTGATTAACAACTACACCACCTCCTGACATTGACCTTGTCATATTACTATTCATAATTCTACCTGATGTATTTGGAACAAAAACTTCTGGCCCTCTCTCACCAACCATTGTTGGCGTATTGGGAGCCACAGTTCCCCCTGTTGCACGAAATCCCATAACTTGATTACCTCCACCAAAATTAGTAATTGTACCAGCATTTCCCATAACTGGTGTTGTCACCATAGCTGACCTACCCATACCAAAACTGTTTCCTATTCCTCCAGATATTAAACCTCCAACTCCACCAATGATACTGCTTAATATACCACCACCTCCACCACTTGGTGCACCAAACATAGATGCCTTTAATTGTGCTAGTTGTAATCTTGTAAACTCTCTTATTAATTCATTTACAATGTTAAGGGCAACGGATCTAAAACTCTCCATAGCACTTTTTCCCTCTGTCATTGAATCTGCAATAGATGATGCAATACCATCAAATGCCCTGTCAACAGTATTTGCAAGTGTAATCATTACTGGGTTCATCATTTTTAGCTCATGTTCCATTTGCTCTAAGGCTAAATTTGCATTGGGTATATTTTCTATTCCAAACTCCCTAATTGCTTGATTGAGAGTGTTCATCTCTTCTGTTAGTAATTGTTCCTCAGTTTTTACCCTTTCCGTTAAGCTGATTGCATCTTCTAATCTTTTTTGTCTTGCCTTTTCTATTGCCGCATCTGATTTCTCCTTTTGTTTTTTTCTTTCTTTTTCTGCCTCTAAATCTTTTTCTAATTGTATTTCTTCTTTAATTAATTCTAATAAATGTTGTTTATGGTTAGCACCTAAGTTTTCATCTCCAATCAATTTTTCTAATCTTCTTTGTGACTCCGTAACTTGTAATAATCTCATTCTTTCAGTTACTTCTTTTGACAGTTCCTCAAATTTTAATCTTCTTTTATTTGGCTCTCTAGCACCTGGGCTCATTACTTGGGAATGTGTTGGGGTGCTTTTTATATTTTCGCTTATTCCTAAAAATGGATTAAGTGTTCCTTGCAAATCTCTTGAACGAGCCAACTCTGTGTTAAATCCTTTTAATGCCTCTCTTGCCCCAAGAACACCAGCTGTCAATACAGTCATTCCTGTTATTAACAGTCCAATTGGATTTCTTTTAAAAATACTTCCTGTTTTCTTAGTTTCAATACCCAACATCATCATAGCACTTTTTAAACCAAGAACTATTGCAGTAATTGCTGTTATGGCCTTATAGCCTAAAATAACTACCAATAACGCCTTCATAGCAAACTTCACATCATCTGAGTTATCTTGTACAAACTTAAGAGCACTTACTAACCCCCTTAATGCATCAACTAAAAGAAGTGCAATATCTTCAGCTAACTGTTTAAATCTTGCCTCATTTTCTGCAAGTGTGTCATCTAAATCTTGAAATTGTGATTTTACCTCATTGAAGAAACCTTTATCTGCAATTAATCTTTGGAAATTAAATATCTTATCTCCAATCATTGACAATGTACCAGTTAGAGTTTTGGCTAATTCTTTAGTTGTTCCAGCAAACTCACCATCTCCACTAAATGCTTCTTCAAATCTTTTAACAGTTTCATCTACTGATACTTTTGCCCCTTGTTCAAATCCTAAAAGCGATCCAACTGCTCTTTCTCTAAATAAGTCCGCCGCACTTATACCAGCACTAAATGACCTTTGAATTTGCATTGCAGTTGTAGCAAAGTCTAATCCAGAAACTGCCGCAACATTACCAGTAATTTCTAAAAGTTGATTTAAGTGTTCTGCATCTCTTGCAACTGCCGCCAATGATCCAGAACCTTGTTGGATTTGTTGTAAGCTAAAAGGTACTTGACTTGCAAACTCTGACATACCTTGAAATGCAAGAGCACCTTGTTCTGCTGAACCAAACATTTTTTCTAATCGTATTTGTAAATTCTCAATATCTGAGCCAACTTTTACAATATTACGAATAGCCATTCCACCAAACGCGGCGCCTATTGCAACACCAAGTTTAGTAAAGGTAGAAATTGATGAACTGATTTTAGAGTTGATGGAACTTAAGGATTTATTTATATCACTTGAGCCTTTTTGAACAGTACCTTTGACTTTGGACATCTCCTTTTGGAGCCCAGCCATATCTGCCTGTATCTTAATCAGTAGAGTGTCAACTGTGGTTTGTGCCATTAATCTGGGTACCTTTCCATCAAATCTCTTAGTTCATCGTGAGTCAGTGGCTTTTTAGATTGATCCGTATTAAATTCTTTAAATCCTTCAATCGCAGAGAAAAACTCAATCATAGACATATTCCAAAAATTTTGAGGGGATAGACCCATAATTCCTAATCCTATCTCCATCAACCTTTGCCAGTCTACTCTTTGTTGTCCTCCTCTGCCTCTTCGTTTCCCTCATCTTGCCCTGTTTCCAATGCTTTTGTTACTATATCACCAGCACACTTCATGGCGTGAATTAAACCACTCTTACCAATAAGTTCTCTAACTTTCTTTTCATCAATGTCATTCCCACCACCTTTAATTGCTGGTGTTAAAACATTTACTAAATCAGTTATAGTTGCTGATGCGTTTGTTAATTTTTGTGCCACTTGCACAATAGAACAGCCAACTGAGTTTTCAATCCTGACAAGAGTATCAATCGTTAATCTTGCTTTTAGACTCTGATTCCCCAGTTTTATTAGCAGTTCCCCCCTTTGAGGATTGACCATCTAGTTCTCCTTGAATTAATAGGTTTTCATTTCTATCTCCAACATTTGTTACAGATACTGCTTTATATTTAACATTATTGGCTTCAAATACATCACCAACTTTTATTCCTAGACTATAAGGAACATCAAAAGTCATTTGCTCTGTATCTACCCAACCACTAACTGACTTGCCTTTGCAAGTAATTATAAAATCTGACCAAGTCATAATTACCTACACAGTTGCAAATGTGATTGCACCATTACTTTCAAATGTGAAAGAATAGGTGACCTCACCATTAAATTCACCAGCATATTCAAGTGATGTCAACATAAATGAACCAGTGTATGTTCCAAAGTCTGGTACAAGAAACTGATAATTTCCCAATGTTGCACTATCAAATTTACCTTCAAGTGTTGCTTCTGATGCAGAATCTAAAAAGACACCACTTCCAGAAACTGTCATAGAATTTACACCAGCTTGAGGTAAGATTGCCCTTGCTCTTGCACTATCCTTGTTTGTAATGTCAACAACTTCATCATTCATTGATATAGAAGTTGACCTCATACCAGCAATTGTAGTGAAAGTTTCTGGTGAACCAGCATTACCAATCTTCATTAGTAAAGCTGAACCTTTTTGAGCCGCCATATTTTACTCCTTTTCTTTAGTTATCAAAGACAATGGCACGAAATCTCATCACACCATGTCTGGTTAATCCATCATCATCAACTAATACTGTAAAGAATTCATTACGAATATTTGCTAATGATGCACCTGATACACTTATAGCACTATTATGCAACAATGTATAGATTCTCTCAGCAATTTCCTTTGTTTCCTTATTTCCTCTATACCTACTCCATATATGAATGGTCAAAGTGTATTCTTGTCCGTCCTTATCCTTAAGCCCACCATCAATAGTTGTTTCTTCTCCTATTTGAACATATGGATAATTTGTTCCCTGTGGAACATCATCTAATATCTTGTTATTGCCAATTAATCCATCAAGTGTTGAATCTCCAGAAAGTGTAGAAAAAATGGACTTTTGCACTTCTGTTGTATGTAATGCCATTATACTTTCCCTTTTACTAGCTTTAACATTCTTCTAATTTTGTTTCTATTCTTTTCTAAAGCTGGAAACATAAATGGTCTTGCTCTCATCTTTGCAGTTCCAAACTCTAAAAACTTTGAGTAATCTGCCCTAGATTCTATATTGACTTCTAAATGTTTTTGAACAACAAATATATGACTTGCTAAAAATCCAGTATCACTTGCTGGGGCTTGACCCGGTGCTGATGCTGTATGCCTACCTCTTCTTGCCCCACTTTTTGGGCCAGATAAAATTGATTCTTTTGCTGATGTTTGCACAAGATTACCAGCCGCACCCAGCGTTTGTTTTAATTTTTGCTCAAAACTTTGGGCATATCTTTTAAAACCATTGGGATTTTGTTGTGTGACTTTTACTTTTACACCCATTATGTTGCAACTCCCTCTTCTGCAATTACAACTGCATATTTATCAATATCAAATTTTTTTTCAATAGATACAATACGAAAGTCTTTTGAGTCATAGTTTAATCTATCATCTACTGTTAGATTACTATTGTGCCTAAGTGTAAATCTATATCTTTGCCTATTTTCAATTTGCCCTCCCTCAACTCTTTCATTTCCAACAAGGGGTTCTACCATACCCCATACTGCTACTGTTGTTGAGTATGAATGAGCATTCCCTCCCAAAGCATCAGCTGACCTAGAGATTGTTTGAATATTTACTCTATGTCGCATTTTACCTAATGACATTAATATCCTCCAGCATTGCTAAATGGATCTCTGGAAAAACTCAAAACTCTATATGGTTGGTATAATTGTTTGGCAAGAACAGGAAAGGTATTAAGACCTTGTTCATAATCACCTCTGTGTTCATAAAGATATGTGACATGCTCTCTCATACCCACTTTTATTGCTGAGGGAATATTTGAGGCGGCTGTTCCATATCCAGCTACATAAGTAACTTCAATACCATTAGCAACTCTTAAGTCAGTAGGCCATGTTTCCCCCTCTTTCAAAACAACTCTTCCTGGATTTCTTGCATTATCTACATGATATTTTGTAGAGGCAAATGTTGATTCTGTATTATCTTCATCAAATGTTTTTAAATGAGTTACAGATACAAGTGGAGGTTTAGGAAGAGAAATATATCTCTTATGAAAAGTCATATAAGGGGCAGTATAGAATCCTTCTTGTATGGGAACTTGGTCTTCACTAAATCCATCTAATGATAATTTAAATGTTGTATTTATTAAACTTCTACCAAGATACTCTTCAGCATAATCTTTTGCTGACTCTATTAATGTGGTTATTAAAGTGTCATCATCACTTGTGTCAATACGCAAAAATGTTTTAGCTTCTGCTAATGTTATTGGAAGTGTATCTGGTGAAGTTACAACAGTTAATCCAGCCATATTTACCTCTCATATTCTTGAATGGTTGAAACTGGCATACTATCCATAGTGTTTGGAGTGGTAGTCTTACCATCTTTAATAGTTGCATCACTAAATAATTTTTTTAAATCACTTAATGTTTTGGTTGCCTGTATTTTTGTTACTATTGAATCTGATGTATCTTTTACTTTTTTTCTATAAGTTTTTACATCATCTGGAATTTTCTTTGTATTATCCTCTACAAACCTAGTTACAAGCCAATCTGAGCGTCCTAGAAGAGAATTTGCTTGTTGTTTAATAGATTCTACATAAATTGATTTTAATCCCTTTGTGACCACTTGATTCCCCTCTTCATCTAATATAGCTTTTCCTTTTTCATCAACTTGTTTAACATCTTCTATGGACTTGTCTTTTTTTGCAATTTGTTCCGTTACAATTCCATTTTTATCATCAATGTTATATGACACTGCCCCTCCAGTTTCAAATCGTGTATCTGGTGGTGTGGCTCGCCTAAATTCATAAACACCTATATCTTTTAATGCTTGTCTTTCCCAATAAATAAAAATCTCTTTGGGGTGCGCTGTTCCATCAATAGTTACAGCTTTTGGACTTGATATAATCTCAACCAGTTTACTTGCTTTTACTATTGCTTTCATTTTAACTCCTTTTCTTTCTATACCATATATTCATAATTTTATCTAGCAGTAACTGGACTTGTTCCATCCCCTACAAATGGATGTTCAGCAAATGCCATGTAGATATGTGTGTTTGTTGAATGATTAGCCCCAGAAGCATTACCAATTCTTATTTTAAAACCATTAGATACAAAATCCAAAACAGCTTGACTACTATATACAGTAGATTGGTCTGCAGCTAAAAAATTTGATACTGGATTAGATGGGTCTCTTGCATTATCAAACATAAACCAACTATAAGTACTAACTATATTTTTAACCATAACAAATGCTGGTTTAAATCCTGTGTATACGAAAGGTCCATCGGTATCATTATTAGCAGTGTAGCTACCAAATTTACTAAAGCCATCTACTCCATGCCAACAATAGGCAATCATATTATCACTAGCACCATTTATTGAATTAGCACTAGAACTTCCT